ACGCACAGCAGACACCATGGTCTTGGCACTGTCACCTTCTGTGATAAGCAGCACGCATTTGGTACGATCCTTGCCGTTGGCATCCAACAGCTTTGGTACCTTAGTCCGCATCATCTTTCTGCTGGCTTTGGCAAGTTCTGCATCATCTTTCTTCTGCGTACGAGCAGCACAGCGAGCATAGATCTCATCGATCCATTCCTTATTGCTCTTGATGATAGCCTTGAAAGTGTTTTCATCTTCTAGGGTATTGCGGATGTATGCATCAACATCGTCGTTGATCAGTCGAGTCTTGCTCTGGCTGTCAAAGTTCGGAGCATGCATCTGCGTGACGTTGTATATCAACAGACCTTCTGCAACGTCTGACCTGTTTGGAGTCAAGCCTCGACGCTTGCTTTCGCGTTCAAGTGATTTGATCAGTCCGCCGTAGAACAGTCGTTTGAATGTGTCAATGTGCTGCCCACCATTGAATGCAGGGATATCATTAACAGTTGTGTGTAGATACTCACCTTCTTTAGCAAAGTTTGGTACTAGATAATAGTTGCTCTTGAAATTCTTGTCTTTAACATTGATTTCAATTACCTTTTTGCCGTCAAAGAAAGTTCTATTGACGCTGGGTTTTACTACTACCCGTGTATCATTAAATGCAAAACGTATGCGAGGATGATTGGCAGCAATTTCAAAGATACGAGCACGAACGAATGCCAATGGCAGTTGTGCTTTCTTAAACACGTTGTTACTCAGTTTGAAAGTGATAGTCGTACCACTCTTGCTGCTGCTCTTGCTGATCTTTGGTTCGCGGATGTCCAGTTCGTCAAATGCAGCATTGCCTTCTCTAAAGGTCTGCTGGAAACGCTGTTCATCACGAGTGATGTCAATAGTAAAGTACTCGCTGCAGCTGACCACAGTACTGGCACCAATGCCATTGGTACCACGTACTTCTTCGCGCTTACCAAAGTTACGACCAGCACGAGCCTGTGTCAGTGCCAGAGTAGCTTTATGCATGCCTTCCATCTCATCCCAGTCGATGGGGATACCTCGGCCGTCGTCGCTTACAGTAAACTCCATGGTCTGTGGATCATAGCTGACATCAACACGCGACCCGTGTCCATGACCAACTACCTCGTCTAGTGCGTTATCTAATATTTCACGGAAGGCACAGTAGACCGCAGGAGTCCAAGTCATCTCAATTGGTGTTAGCTGCTTGCCATCCCAGTTAACGATCGTCTGGGTATGCGGGCTCCTACTACCGAGATACATCTCGGTACGCAGCCTGTGATGTTGATAGTCAGTTAGCTTTTGGATTTCATTTGATTGTTTGGTCATCATCTAATTATACAGGTTATGCTTGTTTTTGCAAGACTTTATCTCTAGGTATAGAAAGGTGCACGTTTCCATGCACCTTCTATGTAGCTTCTTTTATTGTGATTGTCTAGTATGATAGCTCGTTAACACTATGATTTTGAGCATAGTAGCTGAACAGTTCTAACGCTCTAGAGCGTGTCTGCCAGTAAGGTATCTAATTTTTCGGCTATTGTGATATGTTATCGTGCCCTAGGTCTGAGCTAGTGTTCTCTGACTATAGTACTTATCATCTAGAGAAAAAGTGAGCCCGTTCTGTTTCTAGGTGGAGCTCATACCCAAGGTGTTATGCAGCTAGTGCATAATCCTGTGCAACGAAGTTATCGTTAGCATTTGTGTTGTTGCCTTCTGCCTACTCATTGCTTTTGCCACACCTGTCGATCCTATTTCGCCCCCATCAACAGCACGTGATTACGGATTCGAACCGTTGCTATAGCGTCTTATTCAGACGTCAATCGTCCAAGTCACGTGCTGGTGGTGAAGGCGCCGGGTACCGCCCCCGGGTCCAGTATGCCTATTCTGCAATGCCTCAACGGCATAAGCAACATATTTATAGCATAGTTTGTTTAGATTGTCAATGTGCTCCTGCTAGACCCACTGCAAAAGTCGGTTCCGTAGCAGGAGCTTTATTATATTACCATACCAGGCCTGATGTCGGTAACGTACTCGCACGCAATGGCCACTGACGACTCCCGAAATTCCTAGCCCTGATAAAAATAATTATGCCGGTTTTTTAGGGTATCTCAATTTAACATTTTCCATGCAGCATTCGATGCTGCAGAATCCAAGATTGTGTTCAGCATCGTGATAAAGAGGAGCGATATAACCCCAAGATTCGTCACCGCCTTGGAATCGGTGTTCTTCTAATACAACCGATTGACCGCAGGTCGAACAGCCTCGCTCGACCTGCCATGCGATAGTATATCGTGTAGTATCGATCAAGTAAAGATGCCGCCCGTTTCTGGCATTGCTATGCTACTGGTTTGACGCACATATCCTTGAGATATATCATCGTCTGCAAGCACAATGCACATGATATGCATCTCCTTGAGTGTTACTTTAGCATCTATCCCTGCGCCCATCACAAATGTTGGAATCAATGCCATTCCTGCTTGTCCGGTACGTTGATCTACTTGTACCTGCAGAACATGTGGCTTGCTAACCGTGATGGTTCCGTCGCCTTTGTCTACTATCTTACCTATGATTTCTTCAGCAGTTATCATCTTGATACTGCAGATATCGTTTACTTCCCAGCCCTGTTTCTTGATCAACATGTGAATCTCCTCTTATCACGATTATACGCGACTAGATTGAGATCATGCAATATCAGTGTACTTCTTTGGCCGTGATTCTCGGAGTTGGACCACTTAGAGAACCAACAATTGGTTTATCAAATGCCGGATCTACAGGCCATGCACGACCAATATATACTATCTTATCCAACCCGCCGACGTTGGTCTGGGTCATGTTGTGGCTCTGATTACCGCCACACATCTGGAACTTGTTAGCACCAGGGTCAACTCCACGTATGAACGTAACGTGGTAACTACTACCGAAGTTAACCACCGCAATGTCGTTCCTACGCCATGCACTGTAGTTGCTCTTGCCTATGCTCTGTCCAAATCCATTATAGCCGCCTGCGCTGAGTGCAGTACCACCTTTTACATATGGTGCACCACTGTTTTTCAGTGTGCTACCAGCAAATGCAGCGCACCAAGGTATGCAATCACCATAGGTCTTTGTATTGTTGTAAAAGTTTGGACCATACCCTAGATTTTCAAAACAGCCTATGATGTTTGGATTGCGCGGACTGTTAACCACATTTTCTGTGCCCTGTCTCTTCCAGGCACCGCCGGCTGCTTCATCCAAGCACTTGTTTAGATAAAACTCCAGCTTACCCAATATTGTATCGCCGGGTGCTAGCTGCACCGGACTTGGCGCTGTAGCAGCTTGATCTGCTAGCGGAGGAGGATCGCCTGGTTTAGCATCTTTGGCAGCGATTTCTCCCTGCACCATGTTTGTGTGTTGACCCTTGTCACCGCCGTCAACGTTTTCTACAGGTGTTGGATTCTGTTTGCTTTTAGTTTCACTATAGATCAAATATTTTTGTGCTGAGTCACTGATAGTTTGCGGAGGATCAGGTGGTACTGCTGCCCTAAACAATGCACTTGGGCCAGGATTTGGAGCTTCCCAGAGTGCCACCAAAACACGATTAACATAGACATTAGTCGCATGATATACGTCGCGAACGCCAGGATCGATAGTATCGTCGCTTTGAGGTATGTAAACGTTACTACCTTCATATGTTTCTCGTTTGATATAGGGCATGGTATCCTTAACCTAAGAATTTCACTAGATCGTCGTGCCCACCAATGTGTTCACCATCTAACCATATCTGAGGCACTGTCTTAGCAGCAGGTGCAACAGCTAGTAGCTCATCTCTGGTAGTCCAGCTTTGGCTTTCTGTTAGCTTGCGATCATCCTGTTCGCCGCGCGGTATAATCTTTTCTTCATATGTGATACCGCGCTTGTCAAAGATTGCTTTGGCTCTTGTGCAATATGGACAGTTGTCCTTTGTGTATATTACTGCATGCATCCTACGTCCCCCATCCGTTACTTATCTATGTGTTTTCTATGTTTCAGCGTGCCAGTGCCGTCTCTTTCTATCCATACTGCTTCATCTGGAATAGCCCAGCCTGCATGCTGATAATGCCATGCCCATCTGGTCTTGTAATATACTGTTGGACTATCATACCTGACCATTTCCAGCCCACTTGATTTCATTGCCGTATGGAAATGTCTATCATTGAATAGATGATCAGATGGATCTACTATCCACGAGCTAAGATGAGGCATAGCAGCACGAGTTATGAACCAGCTGTTGGTATCGACCATGTTCTCGCCGTTGCTTTCAATACGATCAACATACATGATCTCATCAGTCTTACTCATGATGTATCTTGTAGCAATCACAGCTGCTGCAGCTGATTCTTTCAGTATTGCTACCATGTTTTCCACATGGTCCGGAGCTAGCCAGCAGTCTGCATCTAAAAATCCTACTGCATCATATCCCTGGCTAAATGCACTCAATGCACCTAGCACACGAGGCGTACCGCCTGCATCGTTGTGATTAACAGGCAATCTATAATGCACACAATCCCATTCGTCGACAAAATCCTGCGGATTGCCATCGGCGATGAGGAAGTGTTTTACTCCCTCATGCCCTTGTAAGATGACGCTGCTATGTGCAGCATATAATGTGCTCCAATCCTCACCTAGATATGGTGTGATTATTGCAACACGCATCAGAGATTGAATCCACTGAAGCTGTCTGTGGTCACGTCCTGTACTGTTCCGCCGCTCACATAGGAAGATAGTTCAACTTCCTGAGGTGCTACCTGCACATCTGCACCTGCGATCCATTTCTGTGTCCAAGGCAAGGGATTGTTCTTGGTAGCATAAGGTTGTCCAAGTCCAACTGCCTGCATGCGTTTGTTAGCAATGTGTTCGACGTACTCAGCCAACAGCTGATAGTTGAGCCCAATCATGCTGCCGTCTTTGAACAGATATTCTGCCCAACGTTTTTCCTGCTGCACAGCCTCGTCGAACAGCTTGATAGCTTCATCGCGACATTCTTCAGCGATACGAGCATAATCCGGATCATCAGTTGGTAACACCTTCAGCAGTGTCTGTG